AAGATAAAGGCTGCAGCGAAGAGTAAACAGTGGCCAAAATCAATCATTATTGACGATGCAGGTTATCTGATCACTGGACAGTTTATGGACGGGCATAACACCACGGGCAAGGGGAACGCCGTCTTTTCCCTGTATAACCAGCTTGCCGATGATTTTTACAGACTGGTGAAATGCATTGCAGATGAAGCTCCGGAGGACAGGATCGTTTATGTCATCATGCATGAGGACACCAACGATTTCGGGGATATCAAGCCCAAAACCATCGGGAAGCTGCTGGATGAGAAAGTCTGCCTGGAAGGCATGTTTACGATCGTGCTCCGGGCGGTCAAAGGTGAACGGTATGCGTTTGTAACCCAGTCCAGGGACGGGGCAGTAAGCAAGGCACCGGATGACATGTTTGCTGATATTGAGATTGACAATGACCTCCTGATGGTGGATAACACCATTCGGGAATACTACTGGATAGAAAACCCGAAGAATAAAGAAAGCGAGGAAAAGAAAGATGATAAAGAAACCACAGGGGTATGATGAGGCGCAGGCTTATACGGGGGAATCCATGCAGCTCCCGGCAGGGCTATATATCTGTAAGATAAGACAGGTCAGTGAGACACAATCACAGAACGAAAGACCGCAGATAGCGATCCTGTTTGATATTGCCGAAGGAGAGCATAAGGATTTTTACCAGGCACAGTTTGAGGCGGCAAAACGAATGAGTGGAGACAGAGCTAAATATAAAGGGGTGCATAAGCAGATCATGGACGGCTCCAGCCTGCCGTTTTTTAAAGGGCTGATGACCAGTATCGAAAAGTCAAATCCAGGATACCAGTTCCCGTGGGGGCTTGAAGGAAATGAGAAAACGCTTGTCGGGAAGAAATTTGGTGCTGTCATGGGACGTGAGCAGTTTGAAACGGATGACCATAGGATGGCGTTCGCTACAAAGATATTTCAGATCCGTAGTATTGACGGCCTGAAGGATGCAAAGATACCAGAAGATAAGCTACTGGAAAACACAGCAAGCGTTGCAGTGTCTACCCCCGCTCCAGCCCCGTCTTCTGACCCGCAGCTTGCAGGCAGGGGATTTATGAATATCCCGGATGGTATTGATGAAGAACTCCCATTTATGTAAAGAGGATTATCAGGAGATCAAGCAGCGGGTGGGTATGCGCCAGGCGGCAGAGTTTTATGGATATTCGGTGGACAGGCAGGGGCGGTGCCTCTGCCCTTTCCATAATGACAAAAAGCCCAGTATGAAGATATATCCGAATGATAAGGGATATTATTGCTTTTCCTGTGGCTCTGGCGGGGACGTTATCACTTTTGTTTCCAGGCTGTATGGGATCAATAATGAGGGCGCGGCCAGAAAGCTGATAGAAGACTTTTCCTTGCCCATAAAAACAGAAGGACTTTCCTACCGGGAAAAGAGAGAAAGGGATCTGCGGATCCGGGAGAGAAAGCGGCGGGAACAGTTCCGGAAGGAAGCTTATACCGTACTGGAAGTGTACAGGCGGCTTCTGTGTGAGGCGATAAGGGACCCGCGGGACCGGCATTTTGTAGAGGCAGCACAGGAGCTCACGATCGTAGAGTACCGCCTGGATTGCCTGAGGAACGACCTGGAGGATTATTTTAACGATGAAAAGGCGGTGAAGAAGGTTGGAGAGATCCGAAAACGAGTTATTGACTGGTATGGAAGCTTTGACGGCGGGGGAGCCATTTCCAGATGAAATCTTTTATAAGATCTTCGAGATAGAAGGCAATGTGGAACGCGCCCAGTACATAGAAGCTCTGAAAAATAAGGCAAGGCAGATGAAACGGGCAAATGAGTTCAATTCTATCCTAAAAGCCTTCTTTATGGATTACAGCCAGAAGATGAAGGAGACCGGGAACAGCACAAATTTTACTGGGCAGGCCCTGGAGCTGCAGTGCGGCCCCTGGAGAGCGACCGATCTGGGGGTGTCTATGCAGAAATTTGACAATCATGGACAGCCAGTCTTTGTCAACGCATGTACCCACCCAATCCTGCCAATAGATATCTACAAAAATGTGGATACCGGAAGGGAACGGGTAAAACTGGCCTATTTTAAATATGGACAGTGGCAGAATGTAACCGTGAACCGTAAGGTATGTGCGGATAATTCCGCCATTGTTGATGTGCTGAGTGATATCGGCATTGAAGTGACGTCTGAAAACGCAAAGCCCCTGGTGAAGTATATCAGCGACTGTATTGGCCTGAACCCTGCAAAGCTGGAACCCAGGAAATCGATCAACCGCCTGGGATGGGCAGGGAGTGAGTTTATGCCCTACGCAGATGATATTGTATATGACGGAGACGAAGCTTTTGACGTGATATACAAAAATGTAAAAGAGAATGGGGATTTTTCGGTCTGGAAAGAGCACTGCAGCATCCTGCGGAAGAATAAGATCGTGCGCATGGCGTTTGCGGCCAGCTTTGCAAGCTGTCTGATCGAGTTAGTAAATGCGCTGCCTTTTGTCCTCCACATCTGGTCCGGAGAGTCTGGAACCTGCAAGACAGTAGCTATCATGGCGGCCATGTCTATCTGGGGGAATCCCAAGATGGGCGGCCTGGTAAAAACCATGAACACTACAAAAGTGAACATCATGCGTACTTCTGCCTTTTTATATTCTCTGCCTTATGCCGGGGATGAGCTGCAGACCATGAAGGATAAATGGACGACCAATTTTGATCAACTGATATATCAGATAACAGAAGGCATCGACCGGGGGCGCGGCAGGGCTACAGGCGGCGTGGAAGAGACTAAGACTTGGCGCTGCAGCTACCTTTTTACCGGGGAAGAACCGATCACTAAAGCAAATAGCCGGGCAGGCTCAAAAAACCGTGTCATTGAGATCGAGGTGGAAGAAAAGCTCCTGGAAGATGGAAACCGGACGGTGGGTATCCTGACAGAAAATTATGGATATGCCGGAAAAATACTGGTTGAATATCTCCAGGGAGTGGAAAAGAAAGAACTGCAGGAGGAGTACAAGAGATATTTTGATGTCATGTGCAAACTGGACACCACAGAGAAGCAGGCAATGGCAATGGCCTGTATCTTATTGGCGGACAGGATCCTAACGGAAGTTGTTTTTACAGGTGAGAGGCCGCTCACGGTTGATGATGTAAAAATGTATCTGCGTAGCGCAAATGAGGTAGATGTTGCAGAACGGTCTTATCAGTCAATCTTGAACTGGATCGCAAAAAACCCGGTACGCTTTCAGAACCCAAATGAGGAGGATTCCGCGAACAAAGGTGAGGTATGGGGAAGGATTGATGATGATGAAGAGCATCCAGAGACACCGCCTGTGGCTGTGATAAACAAAGATGTGCTATGTGAGTTCCTGGAAAAGAATGGATTTGATTACGCTGCAGTCAGTAAGAAATGGGCAGCAAAAGAACGCGTCATCCGAAACTCACAGGGGAAATATATCCATAACACGAAGGTGTTCGGAATCAAGGCAAACTATGTGAAATTAAATATGGAACCGGATGTGGATTCGGATGGTTTTATGGCAATAGAAGACGAACAGATGGAACTGCCGTTTGATTAAAGTCTAACCTGTAAAATTTAGGTTAGCCCTCAGGTTAGACCAGAAAGGCCAGCAAAAATGCGGCTTTAAAGTATATAGTCTAACCGTCTAACCTGTCTAACCTAATACCATATACGTGACGCGCGAGAAAAACGTTATTTTTTTTCTTACTAAAAATGTGCACCTATAAGCGGTGATTTTTGGTCAGACGGTTAGACCCCCAGTAAAATCAAGGGTTTGAAGCCCTTAATCAGGGGAAGACAAGGGTAGACAATTAAGGAAAAAGGTTAGACTTCGTGAAACAGGAGGTAAAAATGAGCAATAAAAGCAATGGTACAGACTTTGAAAAAGAATTTGCGCAGAAGCTGTCAGACCATGGATTCTGGGTACACAGGATGCAGGACAACCAGAACGGCCAGCCATTCGATGTGATAGCGGCCAGGGACGGGGAAACGTTGGTATTTGACTGTAAGGATTGTCGGTCCGGCAGCTTTTATTTACGCAGAATAGAGGAAAACCAGAAAAACGCTATGAAGCTATGGATGGAATGTGGCAACTCGGAAGGAATCTTTGTGGTGAGATTTCCGGATGGGGAGGCATTCCTCATGGGAATCAGTGACCTGGAAGAAGCATGGTCCAATGGGATACGGCATATAGACCGCGGACATGCGAAATATTATGGAGCGCCTTTGGGTGCATGGCTTGAAAGGATTGAGCAGTTATGAAAGTAACCATCAGCAACGAAATACGGATACAAGACCCGCCCCAGGAACTGATTGAGACGGTAAGGCAGGAGCTCACCATGCCGAACCCGGATTATATCAAGAAGCAGCGTATGGGACTCTGGACGGGAAATACAGACCAGCAGTTGTATTTCTATCACGTGGATGGATCAAGCCTGGTGATCCCGTGTGGCGCGGGGAAGCTGGTAAGGCCGTACCGGGGCGCAGAC